CAACTTCGGTCATCAATTTACGACAAACGTCACAAAAGAAAAACTAAATATGAATTGGACTCAAGCAGGACAACCGAGCGATTCAGATCAATTAGCAGCCTTTATGAAAAAACAAGGTGTACCAGAAGAAGTAATCTCAACAGTATACACAAAAATGGGTCTACCGTTTACAATGACGCCGGCTGCTGCAACTCCAGCAGCAACTCCAGCAGCAACTCCAGCAGCAACTCCAGCAGCAACTTCTACCTCAAGCCCGGCATCAACTAACGCAGCAAATGCAGGCGGTGCGGGTGCGTTTGGTAATATGGCAAATCAATTATCCGGAGCAAACAGCACATCATCTACTGGAGGAACAACAGCTAGAACTAGTCAAGGTTTAGTGCATCGGGGCGGTGGAGCAGGTAGTGCTAGTGTAGGTGGTACCGCTAATAGCACACCGCAACAATCACAGCAACAAACAGAACCTAATACACCACGTGAACAACAAGCAGTTGCCCGTACAGTAAGACAACAGATTGATGATGTTATGCACACTGTAATGACTCAACATAATGATGATCAACCTGCATTAGTCAAATATTTACGTCAACGCCTTGACAGTAGTTTCCCTGAAGAAGCCGAAGCACCAGCTGAACAACCAGCAAGTGCTGCACCAACAGCACCAGCAGCTAAGTCAAAAAAAGTAGGAGCAAAAAAGCCTAATCTTAAAGTAGCAGCAGAATCAGTTGGTACACCTTACCCGGGTACATACGAACAGACTAATGATATGTTCAAAGGTAAGGGTCAAAGACGCACCGGTACGTTAACAACTGAACAACACTATGATAGTGGTGACTATACAAATACTAGGATGGGCAGAGAATATGGAAAATCAAATTATAATGTAGATTCTGGTGCTTCTCACTTTGAAAAAGAAAGAATTAAAAATGAACCAGGTGGCGAATTAGGTAGACCAAAAAGTCTAGCAGGCGCTTCTAAGTCATTACCCTCTGACGCTTTTGGTCGTACTACAGGAAAAATACCAAAAGGTAAAACAGGACATGTTCATAAAGTAGACATGGATGAGGGAAAACAACAATCAGCAATATTACAAGGTTTAAAAGGATAATTATGTTAGCAGAAGATTTAAAAGTTTTGTTAGCTAGCGTTAATTCACTATCTATCAAAGTACAATACTTTCATTGGAATGTAGAAGGGGATAATTTCCCTCAATATCACGACTTCTTTGGTAATTTATATGAAGAAATATATAGTTCGGTAGATAAGATTGCTGAATATATTCGTACATTAGATACATATGCACCGGGTAGTTTGACTCGCTATGCCGAATTGACTATCATTCAAGATCAACTCAAAGTCCCGCGCGCTGAATTAATGTTTGCTGAATTATTTGAGGACAATGCTAAGATGATTGAATTACTTAATCATTGCTTTGCGTCTGCATCACAAGAAAACAAACAAGGTATCGCTAACTTTATTGCTGAGAGGCTAGACGCCCACGAGAAACATCAATGGATGATTCGTAGTGTTCTAAAGAAAGCCCGAGCATAATATGAAAAAATTATTAACATTAATATTAGTCACAACTTCATTAACTGCATCTGCTTGGACACAACGTTCGCCAAATACAATTCAATCGTGCCAAGCACATGCTCCTTATGGATTTCCTCAAGCGCAAGGTGTTCAGCCATTGTGCCAACAAGCATATCTAGTTGGTTATGATGCATCTGCAAAATTACCAAGGTTTGTAACTTATGAACTACTTCCACAAAATGCACTGGGTTGTGTGGCTCGCACTAATGCTTTTGCCGCTAATCAGTATATTACTAACGGTGCTGTTCCTGCTGACTACATTGGAACTAATTACGATAAAGGACATATGGCACCTGATGGAGATTTGTCTTGGGATCCTCAAGTAGAATATGAGAGTTTTTTAATGACAAACATGGCGCCCCAGGCTGGGTCATTAAACCGTGGAATCTGGAAATTACTGGAAACATCTGTCCGTGGGTGGGTCGTACAGAGGAACCAATCATATACCGTATATGTTGGGGCATTGTATTCCATTTCTGATAAGAAGATTGGCAATGGGGTAGTTGTACCACATGGCTTCTACAAGATTGTTATCAATAATCAAACTAAAGAAGTAGCCGGATGGGGCTTCCCTCATGTTGAACCTTATCCTAACTTAGGCAATGACTTAACTAAGTTTCGTTTACCTATAGCACAGATTCAACAAACTGCGGGTGTACATTACGCTTTCCCACAAGGTGCTAAAGAATTGTCTCCGGGCCAAGAATGGCCTGTTGACTTTGGTGCACTTACAAACGCTAAACGTGCTAAGTGCGGCAAGAGTGACGATTAATATTGACAACAATATATCATACTAAATATCAGTATGAGCATGACAAAATTAGGTAAACTAGTAGGCAGTTGGAGTAACATCAATGATGTATTACTACGACAAGTGAATAATCTATTCAAACTTAGAGATTCTACGACTTATTTGGATATACAAAAACCAAATCAAGTATGTCCTTTCATCAAAGATGACTTGACACATTATAATATAGACCAACCTTTTACTGTTAAAAGAATTTTTATTCATTTAACAGATTGGGAACCTGGTCATTTTTATTGTGTTGATAGTCAAATCCATACTAACTGGAGTGCAGGTGATGTATATGAATTTGATTGGCACAATGGTTCTTATGCTAGCGCAAATGCAGGATCCTCTGATAGAAACATACTGCACTTAACTGGCATCACGACCGAAGAATCTAATGAATTCTTGGCTAGATTGAAACGATTTGACACATACGCACTTGAACTTAAAGAAAGTTCATGGTAAGAACACACCTTAGGGCCGTGTAGCCGGCTGCTGGCTGACGAATAGGAATCGCTACCCATTTAGTTCGTCAAAGTGAGCACCTTTTGATAAATACATAATGCTTACTGAACACATTATTATTGAATCCGCTGCCATTGAATTAGCGAAAAGATTACCATCACTTCAAAAACATGACTACAACACCATTGATAGGTTGATGCAGCAAATTGCTAAAAAACATCGTATCACAGGCAAAATACTGCATGATATGTTTGTAAAAAAGTTTCGTAAAACTCCTGATGATTGGGTTAAAAATAAACTAGATGAAGCTGATGAACCGGACTTCTTGGCTGACAATCCAATAATGCAGAAATTCATTAAATGGGCTAGCAATGAATTAAATTTAAAGTCTACACCCAAATTTGAATTTAGTTACAATACTGAGGAAGCACAACAAGGACATCATACTGGTAGACACAAAGATAGTGACAATAGCGTCTGGGTATATGTAGCTAATCGTAATATGGTTGATATCATGCGTACCGTTTACCATGAACTTACCCATGTACGTCAAGGTGAATTGAATATGATTAAGCCTGGTGACAGTTATCCAGGTAGCCCAATTGAAATGCTAGCTGATATGACAGCGGGCAAAGCAATGAAGATATTCGGTAAAGATCACCCAGAAATCTTTCAATAAAATCTTTTCTATGCTATACTGCATAGATGCTAAAACTGCTCTTTCCATTACCAAGAGAAATCGTTATCGCACTTAGTGGCGGTGTTGATAGTGTGGCTATCACAGATTTCCTTTCAAGGAATCATAAAGTAAATTGTGCTTTCTTCCATCATGGAACAGAAAATAGTGAACGTGCTTTTGAATTTGTTGCTAACTTCTGTGCCGAACGTAATCTTCCGTTGATGTTTGGAAAGATTAGAAATGATAAGCCCAAAGAACTTAGTATGGAAGAACATTGGCGTAATGAACGCTATGAATTCTTAGATAGCTTTGGTGATTCATTAGGTCCAGTCATCACTGGTCATCACTTAGATGACTGTGTAGAAACATATATCTGGTCATCACTTCACGGACAACCAAAAGTTATTCCGTCAAAAAGAAACAATGTTATTCGCCCATTTTTAACTACACCTAAAAGCGAATTTGTTGAACGGTGTAAAAGAAAAAATATCAATTGGTGTCACGACAATAGCAACGATGACACAAAATATATGCGTAACTATGTAAGAACACATCTTATGCCACACGCATTGCATGTTAACCCAGGATTACATACTGTGGTTAAAAAGATTGTAGAAAGTCAGCAAAATGTTTGACTTATTTAGGTAATCTTCCTGAAACAAATCCTTCAGGGCACTTAATAGCCATTACTGCAATAGTACCGTCGGTGTACCACTTCATACCTAGATTTCCTTTTGTTTTATCTCTTTTCTTCCCGTACATAGGATTATTTTTACCGGTCATATTCTTACTGTGATCTGGCCTTTTTACTCCGATACGTTTGGCTTTTTGTTTTGGACTTTTGTTAAAGTGATTTTCTCCTAATGCTAACATCCTTGCAGAGGTTTTCTTTCGTTGTTCAGGCAGTTTCATATGATTATATTTACCAGATGCCGCCCCTTCGCCTTCTTCAGGTTTCAAGTTTGCCCAGTCATTACTCGCAACTACATTCCATAAATTACTGTAATACAACCCCCACTCTTTTAATTCTGACTTAGACGAACATTCTTTTATTATTTTGGTATTGTGTTCATAACCATGCTTTTTAAGATGTAATTTCCAATACTTACCTGAACCGCGGTATTTATGTGGATTAATATTTGTTGTTTGACATAAGTATTTTAGACCAGTTGTACTGTGGGTCTTGACACATAGATAAATAGTCATGCTGATTGCTCCTTTAAAGCGTTAGAGTAGTTGGGTATTTCCAGTACCGCGAACTACACTTATTTATGCCAATAGTGTTGTAAAACTATGTAATATACTATATAATATGTTTTTATAAGGAGTTTTTATGACATCAAAAATATTTACAGGCGAGCAAAAAACTAAACTGGTTCAATTAGTGAATGAAGGAATGGTAGTCCTACATGAAATCGATACCCTACGTGAGGGTCTAAGTGATACTGTAAAGGCTATCGCAGAAGAACTAGAAGTAAAGCCTAGCATTCTTAAGAAGGCAATATCTGTCGCACA